ATCCATGCGTGTGTTTAACGATGTCTTTTAAGATGTCTATCATAATGTTCTTATTGTATAGGATATTTAGGTCTTAGTCTAGTGTTATTTCAGAAACTTTGTACACTGCTGGATTTTGTTTACCAGGCTTCTTGAATATGGCGTAACTGGCGCCGGGACTGAATTGATTCATTTCCACGATCTCGTAACCCTCATCCTCAATCATCTGTGTCATTGCGGTCTTGGTGTTGTAGTTCCAATAGCCTCTTTTGGCCAAATTCAATTCCTGATCGTAATGGCAGTCGGCATACTGTATGAAGCAGTAACCTCCAGGGATCAACACCCTCTTGATGTCATGCAGGTACTGTTGCACGTGCTGTTGTGTGAAGAAAACGAATGTGTCCCAACTGAAAACGAAGTTGCAACTGCCCTGTGGTATGTTTGAACAGTCGGTGTTCCTGGTTTTATAGAACTTCAGATACTTTCTATGCTGGGGATTGAATTTGTCTAATATTGGGGCTTCGATACTATGTGTTATGTCCAAGAAGAAATTCAATCTCCATGATCTAAATTCCTTTGAGAACATTCCTGTGCCTGGCCCAATCTCCAGACTGTTGTAGAGGTTGGTCTTGGCGAACTGGAATATCTTGGTCTGTATCTGTCTTGCGAGTATGGAATCAACAATGGGATTCTTTTTTTTCTGCTCTAGATCTCTGATGAACCACTCCGGAGTTTTGTCCAACCTGTCTATGACTTCGTTGTTGTTGGCATCCACTGCCAATGCTAGGTCCTTTAATATCTTTAAGTTACTGTTGATCAACTCCTGCAGGTCCTCTTTCTTGACCTGTTCCAGTTTCTCTATTAGTAATTTTATCTCTTCTATGCTTAACATATGCGTATTTAGAATTCAAATAACTTGTTGAACGTATTACTGGTTTCCGTGCTCTGCACGTCCCAGTCTAGCACACCTATCAGGTTGTCCAGTTTCTGGTCCAGAATACCCGTCTCCATGGCATCACCGTCAAATGGCAGTTCCTTGAACCATTCCGGTATACGCATCTCATCCACTGGGTATGCGATACTGGTGTAGCCCATGGGATTGTTTTTAAGTTTACACACGATGACCTTCGCACCATCCAGTATGGGCATACTATACTTGTCTCCGTACATGTCTCTGCACCTGTTCCAGTTCATGCTGGCCCTGACGTGTCCCGGCATGTTTGCTCTACCTTTGGCCACTTCTGCCGCTTGGTATTTGGTCATGTTGTTTGCTCTTTTGGGAGATCCTTTCTCCCAGCCCGGCATTGACTTAAACTCTGCCCTAAATTCACTGATCCTGTCCAGTACGATCTTCTCGTCTTTGCCTTGTAGCACCATGTACAGTATCTCACTCAAGAAGTCTTGCACGAACACAGGAGTGTCTGATCTTTTCAGATCAAGACCCATTGCCTTCATCTTGCCTTCTTTACCATCTACATCTGTTCTCTTGCCTTCCTTGTCGTAATACAGCAGTGCATATCTTTTCTTCGTGATGAACAATCCTTTTGATGCAACAAGTTCTCTACCTGCCGCGATCACTTCACCACGTGTGCTTGGTGTGTGGAATGCCTTGGTCATGAATGATTTGAACGATCCGTTAACCTCATCTGCTATCTTGTCGTACAGGCCCACCACTGAATCTTTTGTCCATGGTATCAGTCCGTCTTTGATCTCTTTCTCTAGTGTCTTGAATGCTGAGAAGTAAACGGAATCTGTGTCTCCGTACACGATGCTCTCACCTTTGTGGTTATACTCGCCTGCAACGATCTCATTTACTTTACTTGCCATGTGTTTTGTTATACATCTACCTGATAATGTGACTGACTGTCCTATCCGCATGTCAAAGAATCTACAACCTGGGTTTAGGATTGCACCATACAGACTGTTTAGGTTAATCTTTTTCACCAACTGTCTCTTGTCCCAATATTCTCTTTCTATCTCGTTGTCTCCGCACTCACGCATCTTCCTCTGCATCTCTTGTCTTTCCTCGTACCAACGTTTCAATAAGCCTGGAATGATTGCTTCGTACTCATATGTGAACAATGTACCATTCGCACTCAACATCCACTTCTTATTACCATCAAATACCACATCATATAGTTGTGCCGCACTCATCCTGACACTAGTACCGTCCTCCCAGTCGATGATTATTTCTGTGCCTTTTTCTTTGTTCATTACTGCTTGGTACTCCCAACTGCCAAACTGACTGTCCCATGCCGCCGCGAATGATTTTTTTGCATGTATGGCCCTGTTGATCTCTGCGGAAGTTATCACAGGTCTTATCTGTCCTATGATGGTCTCTGGTCCCATGTTTAGTGCTCTGATGACACTTGGATACAGAGAATTAATGTCAACAGATCCTACCCAGTCATGTATTCCCTTCTGTGGGGTTGCCACGTGGGCTCCCGCCGCCGGTTGATTCACTTCTCCGTCCTTCTTGTACTTCCTGCCCGGGACTATCATGCCACGTCTGTGGGTCTCGTTTACGATGGCCTGTTCCGTGACCGCTACTGCACCCATTGTGGTCTGTAGTAGCACAGTGTTTTGGTGTGCGATCTCGTTCGCAAGTTCTATGAACTTCAATTTCTTCTCTAGTTTGGCCAGCAGTGCCGTGTCCTGTCTGTTGTATTCTATGAACAATCCAAAGTCGTTTTTATAAAGTGCATCAAGCGATCCCTCGTACACAGTTTTCTTCTCGTCTAGTTCGTGTTCTCCTATCGCATCTAGTCTGAATGAATGTCTTTCCTCGTATGTGTACTTCCTGTATAATTCTAATAGATCCAAGTGTACCCTACCAACCAGATCGAAACTCAACTGTTCTCTGCCATATTTCTCAAATATTCTCTTCTTGGGTTTCTGTCCCCAAAAACAAAGACGTCTCGTGTCATCTGAACTTAATACTTTCTGTATTCTTCCCACAGTGTATGGAATATCATATCCTTCACTGTTCCAGCCTGACAGTATGTCTGCGTCTTGTACCAATTCCAGGAATGCGTCCAGCATGTCCTTCTCTTTTTCAAATAACATTGTGTTGTCAAATCTCTTGGTCAGCTCTTTGGCATCCTGCATTGTGATGGTCTTGGGAGGTACTGCGAACGTGACCAGTTGGTCAGTCCAGCTCATGTAACAACTTATGGCAGTTATGGGCATGAACGGATCGTCTGTTGACGCATAACCTCTTTCGGGATCAAAGTCCACCTCAATATCAAAGAACATAACATTCAGTTTTGGGGTTTCTTTGCTTAGATAATTTTCTTCCAGACATCTGAACACAGGATTGATGTCTTGCTCGTACAGTGTCTTGTTGGATCTTATCCTCTGTTCCTTAATGAATTCTTTCTGTGTGGCACACTGTACTCTCTGTAATGGTGCACCGGTCATCGACCTGTGTTTGCCCCTTGCGTCCTCGTAGTAGAAGACATAACGGGCATCGTACTCCACGAACACACGACCCTTCTTAGGATCACGTTCCACTACGTAAATCTTGTCCTCATCTTTTTTGTATAATGCGTCTATGTAACTCATACTACCACCAATAACTTGCAACGCCAAAACCATAGACGTTTATGATTGAAAAATATCCTGTGATCATCATGACAAATGCCGCACCTCTCCTGAACGATGCATAACATTGTGTGACTGCTCCTATAAAGAATCCTGGGTACACTATGGTCATATCAGGATCACTAGCTGTTATCGCCAATGTCATACTTGCTCCTACTGTGAATATGAAACTGATCATTTCAAAATAGAATGCAGTGTTATCTGATCTATAACTGTTCTTCCAAAACTCTTTTATACTTGTTCCCATTAAAAAAATACTTTCATGATTCCTATTACATTCATTATCGTAAACCAACTTGCCAGTATTGTCGTCCAGATGATTCTCCTCCTGTAAGAACCTATTGCAAGTGTGATTGATCCAATAAGATATATCGGAAACACTAATGCCATTTTAGGCTCTGGTGAGGTAAAAGTCAAGATGCAAGATCCGACTACTGTGAACACTACAGAAACTAGTTCGTAGTAAAAAGCAGTTTTGTCTGTCCTGTAACTTGTTAACCAAAATGATTTGATTAACTCCAACACTATAACTTGCCTGCGGCTACTAATATAGATTCTAATACGTCTAGGTCGTCTGTTAGATTCTTATAACTGTCCTTGTGTGCTATTGCTATCGCTTTGTTGATTATTGCGGGTTTGAGTTCAAGCTCTTCTGATATCGCTTTCACTGTGTCTCTTAATCCACCTTTTAGATCATCTACCTCACCTAGTACCTGTGAACCCTGTGATATGATTTGGATCAGCTTCTGCTTCTCTGCGTCATTGAAATTTCTTACTGCCATTTGTTTCTCCTGTTGTTATCCAACAAGTATATAACAGATATGATG